ATCAGCCGCAAGCTGATGATGCAGTCCGATCCTTCGGTCGAGCAGATCATTCGCGATGATCTGACCCGTCAGTTCGCCGCGAAGATCGACGAAGTGGCCATCGAGGGCGGTGGTTCGGGTGAGCCCACGGGCATCCTCGAAACCAACGGCATCGGCTCTGTTGCCCTTGGCACGAATGGCGGCGCGATCACTTACGCATCGCTGGTCGATCTTGAGCGTGAAGTGGCTATCGACAATGCTCTGGCTGGCAGCCTGGCATACCTCACCAACCCGAAGGTTGTTGGTGCTATGCGTCAGACTCCGCGTCAGACCGACGGCGTCGAAGGTAACTTCATCCTGAACGACAACAACACTGTCCTTGGCTACGATGTTGCCAGCACCACGCTGGTTCCGTCCGATCTCACTAAGGGCACCACGTCAAACGCTTGCAGTGCCGTTATCTTCGGCAACTTCAACGATCTGATGATCGGTATGTTTGGCGGCCTGGACGTGCTGGTCGATCCCTACAGTGGCTCCGACAAGGGTGCCACCCGGATCGCCATGTACCAGGACGTGGACGTTGCTGTTCGGCATGCCGAGAGCTTCGCTGCCATCAAGGATGTCACCACCGCGTGATATCTGTGAGGACGGGGCCTTCGGGCCCCGTTTTTTTATGCCTAGAATCGATCAGTTCGAGGACTATCACAAAGGCGAAATCGCTGTTATTTGCGGCGGTGGCGTCAATCTTCCGAAAGATTTGCGCGAGGTCGATGCGGTCGATCGCATCATTGGCGTGAATCAGCACTCTCTTATTCTGCCGCTTGATTATCTGGTTTTCCTGGATCGGCACATGTGGCCGCTGGTCAAGGACTATCGAGATATCAAACTGGTCACTCACTTAACCAAATTCGCCAACGGTGGCAAGCATGTCATTCATGCGAACATCGCCCCGCCAGTCGGCTTTTCTGGACTGCTTGCTATTTGGGTGGCGGATTATTTTGGATTCGATAGGATTCACGTTTGCGGCATGGATCAGTACGATTCCAGAAAAGATGCGAGGGAATACTGGTGGCAAGGGCCGCAGACGGGTACAGTATCAAAACATGAGGAAGGAAAATCTGATCTGGATTCTGTTAAAAGATTTATTGATGAGCTTCAGCATCCAGAGCGGGTGTTCTTTACGTCAGGGCGACTGAAGGAATTGCACCAATGAACGTAAGATTAAAATCTTCAATTCTGTGGAACGGTCAGCATAAAAGTGCCGGCGAGGTTTTGGACGTCTCTGAGACCGAGGCATACAACTTAATCAGCCGTGGCCGTGCGGTTAAGCACACGGAGCCTGAGCCCAGCAAGCCGCAGACCAATCGATCCGTTGGGCTTGAGAGTTCAGAGGAAACCCAGAACGTGGTTAAGCGCGCTTACAAGCGCAAGACGAAGGCTTCTGACTAGCATGGCCGTTGAAACCGATTTGGAGCGGGCCGTATTTTTTGAGGCCAACGACTTCGGCATTTCTGCGATTTACACGCCAGCCGTTGGCGATCCAGTGACGATCGAAGGAATCTTCGATGATCGTCACGAGGAAGTGGATGCCGGTGGCGGGGTGCCCTTCTCGATCACCAGCCCGCAGTTTCACACGAGGACGGCGGATGTTCCTGGCGCGCTTGAGGGCGATACGCTTGAGATCAACGGAATTCTTTATACTATCCGCGTGGTCATGCCCGATGGCACCGGCCTTACCATGCTGCAACTTGAGGCACCCTGATGGCGCACGCAAGGCAGGGAATCCGAGACAACATCGTCACGACGCTTACCGGCCTGGCGGCAACGGGCTCGAGGGTTTTCCGCAATCGCGTTTATCCGATTGCTCAGGATAAATTGCCTGGGCTTTTGATTTACACCGAATCAGAAGAAATCGAACCATCGACAGTGACGCCGCCTAGGACTCAAATGCGGCGGCTTATTGTTGTCGTTGAGGCTTATGTCAAGGCTGTGTCAAACTACGATGAAACGCTTGATACAATTAGCGAGCAGGTTGAAGAAGCGCTGGCCGTTGATGTGACCAGAAATGGTTTGGCAAAGGATACTCGGATTACGTCATTTGAATCTGAGTTTTCAGGAGAAGGCGACCAGCCGGTGGCGGTCGGCAGGATCAGCGTCGAAGTGGTTTATGTGACGCTGGAAAATGCAGTAAACCAGAGCGTTTAGGGAGGCTATAATGCCCAAAAGAATTCAGGTTTGGCCGCCAAGCGGCGGGAAACCGATCGAAATCTGGGAATCGGACAAGGGCCGCTTCCTGGCAAAAGGGTGGTTGGAGGCTAATCCGACTGCCGTTGTTAAACCGGCGGCAGAGACCGCACCCATTTCTGACATAGAGGAAACTGAAAATGGCGACGATTACCGGAAACGGCGGATTCGTAAAAGTCGGCAGTGACGCAATCGCTGAGATTCGTTCGTTCAGCGTGGATGAGACGATGGACACCATCGAGGATTCCGCAATGGGCGACAGTTATCGCACGTTCAAACCTTCGCTTCGCTCCTGGAACGGCTCTGTGGATGTGTATTTTGATGACACCGACACGTCTGGCCAGGGCGCTTTGACGGTGGGGTCAGAAGTCACGATCAACGTCGAGGTTGAGGGTGAAGAGAGTGGCGACCACCTTTTGAGCGGTGCTGCTCTGGTCACGGGCCGCACCATCAATTCGTCATTCGACGGCATGGTCGAGGCTTCGCTGACTCTCCAGGGCACCGGCCAGCTCACTGAGACAACCGTAGGGAGCTAATTATGCCTGCGAAGAAAACGGGCGCGTCCATAATCGGGCGCGCCACGGATCACTACAAAGAGAAGCCGCTGAAGCGGATCGAAATCCCTGAGTGGGGTGATGATGAAGGGCCGCTTGTTGTTTACTCCGAGCCGTTCACTCTTCGAGACCAGGGCAAGATCGCGACAGTGACAAAGAACCAGCCGGAGTCTGAGGTGCTGGCCGAGCTCCTGGTCATGAAGCTGATTGACGAGGATGGCAACAAAATCTTCACCGTTGAGGATAAGGCTGCGCTCCGCACTTCAGTTGACGCTCAGGTTGTCGCAAGAATCGCGACTCAGATCATGGGTGTTGATGAGGGAGATTTGGAAAAAAACTAAGGGAATCGACTGACAGGCGATTCAAGTTCATGCTGGCGGAAAAGCTGTGCATGACCGTCCAACAGCTAGAGCTTGAAATGTCAGTCGATGAATTCATTGAGTGGTCGATTTACTTGACCATTCAGGCTGAAGAACAAGATAAGCAGAGAAAGGCGGCAGCTAATGGCACAGGGTCGAATCCAGTACGAAATCACGGCAAAGGATCGGTCGGCAGCCGCGCTCAAAGCAGTCCGAGGAAATCTCGGGCAAGTACAAACCGCAGTCGGTAGCCTGACCAAGCTGTTAGCGCCGCTGGCTGCGGCCTTTTCTGTTGGGGCCATAGGATCGAATCTTGTTCGCACCAACCGCGAGTTTCAGTCGCTCAAGGCGTCGCTGATTACCTTCACTGGTTCGGTGGAGAACGCCGACCGGGCATTTAACATCATTCGGCGATTTGCTGCCGATACGCCGTTCGCCGTTCAGGATGTCGTTTCGTCGTTTAATATCTTGATTGCTCGCGGCATTACGCCAACTGTCAGTGAGCTTAAAGCCTTTGGCGATATCGCATCCGGTTCCGGCAAGTCGTTCCAGCAGCTCGCCGAGGCGGTTGCTGACGCGGCACAGGGCGAGTTTGAGCGCTTAAAAGAATTCGGCATTAAGGCCGGAAAAGAGAACGACAAAATTACATTCTCGATAGGGAATACAACTAGAGTCGTTCGCAATAATGCCGAGGAAATAACCAATGCGCTGACAGAAATTGCCGGTGTTCAGTTCGGCGGAGCGACTGAGCGACAGGCTGCCACGCTCAACGGCGCATTCTCTAACCTGGGCGATTCTGTAGACAATCTTTTCTTTTCCATTGGCGAGGCTGGTCTATCGGCTGAGATCGCCAGAGTAACGCGACGGATCACCGGGGCAATCGGGGAGACCGACACATTCGCGAGGACGATTTCGAACATTTTGGTTGGCGCTATCAGGACGACCGAAAGAGCGTTCGAGTTCCTGGGCGACAATATCAACAACATCATTTTTGGGTTTGGCGTAATTTTCGGGGCGAAGCTGATTCGCAACGTGGCGACAACCGTGAAAGCGGTTGTCGGGTTTACCAAGGCCATTGCATCTGCATCGGTAACGACTACGCTTTTCTCAACGGCCTCAAGACTTTTGGGCAAGAACCTGGCGCTTACTGCCGCGACGATCGGCACCGCCGGGGCCGCGGCCGTTTTGTTCAAAGATGAAATTCAGGCGCTTGTCAGCGAGTTCACAGACCAGATCGACGTTGGAGAGACGGTCAACACCATTCTCGACGCGCTTGGATTCACGATTAACGACACGAGCGGAGAAGTCGAGAGTCTGGCTGGTGAGGTTGAGACACTAAGCAATCAGATTCTTATCGGTGGCGGTAATTCTGACGCTCTAACGAGCGCTCAGCGCAGACTCAAGCGGGAGATTGAATCGCTCCAAGGAGAGACCACTAGCTTCTCCAACACACTTACCACGCTGAATGAATTAGTTGATCGAGGCGAGGTAAAGACTGAAAACCTTTCTGACATTACTCAGCAACTTGCTCTGGACTATGCTGGTCTTCAGGACCCAGCGCGAGAGGCGAGGACTGAGCAGGTTCGTCTTCAGGAAGCGATCGACGCGGTTACTGCTGCTGGCGGGGATAACGCTGAGGTGCTTTCATTGCTGCGGCGTCGCCAGATTGATCTTCGTGCTGAAACCGAAAAGACTTATGGTGCTGGCGCTATCAAAGGCGTGAAGGACTACTACGAATCAATCTCTGATAATGCGAAGAACGCGGCTGACTTTGTTGGCAACGCTTTCAATTCGCTTCAGGATGATCTTTCTGAATTTTTTCAGACTGGAAAACTTGACTTCGATAGCTTCAAGAATGCAATCGTTAAGGGCCTTGCAGATATTGCCGCGAAGGCGGTGATCTCGACCGGCATC